TCCGACCTCGCCCCCGCCCCCCTCTTTCCGACCTACCCGACCTTACCCATGGCCCTCTCCGGGCTCTCCATCGCCGACGCGAAGCTCACGACGGACCTCTCGACGGACCTTACGGCGAAATTCTCGCTCCCCGTGATCCCGTGCATCCGCCCGCTCTTCTCGCCCACCGACTTCTTCCTGAGCGCCTTCCAGATCCTGCTGGTGTCCATCGGCTTCCGCTCGATTCCGCCCGACGTCGTCATGGACGAGCCCTTGAAGGAGGCCCTGACGGTGCTCATGATCCAGGTCAACAACGACCCCGAGGTGATCAAGAGCGACGACTTCACCAAGGCCTACGAGAGCGCCATCGACGACGCCGTCAGCCGGCAGCAGGAGATGGACGAATTCACGGACGAGTACACGGGCTTCAAGCGCAACGAGGCCGCCGACCCCGCGGACGAGGCCGCCGATCTCGCGGCCGACTACGCCAACGCCGAGGAGCACGAGCACGAGGTTGCCAAGGCCGCCGAGGACCCCCACGACTGCTTCACCGAGCCCGTCCAGCAGGGCGGCGGCACCACGTCCGAGCTCATCTGCAGGGACTGCCCCAAGCCCGTCGACATGACGGAGTCGGACAAGAAGCAGTGCACGGCGAAGGGCTGGCCGTTCTTCGTCCGCTGCAAGGAGTGCCGGGGCAAGAAGAACGGCGTCAGCAGCACCTCGTCCGCGCCCGTCCAGCAGGGGGGCGGCGGCGCGTGCGGCGGCACCACGTCCGAGCCCATCTGCAAGGACTGCCCCAAGCCCGTCGGCATGACGGAGTCGGACAAGGCGATGTGCGCGGCAAAGGGCTGGTCGGTCTTCGTCCGCTGCAAGGAGTGCCGGGACAAGAAGAAGGGCGCCGTGGTCAAGCCGTAGACCAACATCCACTACATTTACACAAAATAAATCTTTATTCTGTAGTAAAAATAAAACTTAATTTATATAAATATTATGATAAGATATAAAAATTAAGATATTTCATATCTTAATTTTTTGATAGCATATCCCTTCGGGCTATGCTATCTTCGGCGATTTTTTTCTATGTCATTTCTACATCATATTTAGGTATCTTCAAGTATATTATTTTATTCGTAAAATTTAATTTGAATATAAATAAATGTTAATAATATAGTTAATGTCGGAACAACTTTATAAGGATATCCCTTCCGAAACCAGTAATTATTCAAATGATTTTGCTGTAGATTATAATGATTTATTAGATTTATATAAAACAAATTATGCTGACTTGGATTATTCCATATTGCTGGATGAAACAGCAATAGAACTAATTAATAATTTTGAAAGAAAAGTTCCATTAAGAAAGAAATATTTTATGAGATTAATACATGAATTACAGTTGATAAAACAGAAAGGATTTTTTAAGGTTTTTTTTCAGGTAATTGATATATTAAAAATTATTGATCCAAATACTCCAACTGTTATTAGAGGTAGTGCTGGTAGTAGTTTAGTATGTTATTTATTAGGTATTACAAGTGTGGATCCGGTTAAATTTAAAATATCCCTCTCAAGATTTATGCATGAAAAGAGAGATGATTTACCTGATATTGACATAGATTTTCCATCACACCTAAGAGAATCTATTTATGAACAAATATATAATAAATATCCTGGGAGAGTAGCAAGAATTAGTAATCATTTATATTATAAACCAAAGTCAGCAATTAGAGAAGCAATTAGACGAGCAGGCTATCATAAATTTATTCCAAAAGATTTTGATTTAAGAAAGATATTTCCTGAAAAGGATGAAAGATTAGAGGTAAGAAAAGAGGCAGTAAGATTAGAAGATAAATTTAGCCATTATTCATTACATTGTGGAGGAATTATTATATTTGACGAGTATGTTCCAGAAAACTTAAAATTGGATCAACCTGAAAAAAAACTAAAAAAGGATCATATAAAACATACACAAATTAAATTAAATAAAGATGAAGCAGAAGATGCTGGAATGATTAAGATAGATATATTATCAAACAGAGGTTTATCACAGATATCATGTTTATCAAATAAAAAATTAAATGAATATGATTGGACTGATATGAAAGTATGGGATTATTTAGGAAAAGGAGAGAATGTAGGATTAACCCATGCTGAATCACCAGCAATGAAAAAGATTCTAAGATTAATTAAGCCAAAATGTATTGAAGAATTGGCATTATGTTTAGCAATTATTAGACCGGGAGCAACAGCAAATGGAAACAAAGGTATGTTTATGAGAAATTTTTACAATAATTATATGCCAAAAGAAGGATTAAAGAATATTATTATATATGATGATGATGCTATTCAAGTCATTCAAAAATTATTAGGATGTAGTGAAAGTCAGGCGGATTATTATAGACGAGGATTTGCGAAAGGTCGTAAGGGTCTCATTATTCAAACTGAATTTAAGAAAAAACTTGATGAGATATCATTAAGTTTTGTGGAAAAAGAATTATTATTATTTCAGCTAACTCAATTAGAGGATTTTACATTTTGTAAAAGTCATGCGTTTTCATATGCTTTATTAATATTTGCTTTGGCTTATCATAAACTAAAAACTCCAAAGAAATTTTGGACAGCGACATTAAATCATGCTAATAGTGGATATAGAAAATGGGTCCATTATAGAAGTGCTATAAATAGTGGATTAGAAATAGAGTATGGAAGAGGTGATTATGAAAGAGAGGGAGATAAATTGGTGTGCGATAAACCTTTAGAAGGAACACAAGATAGTATGGCAGATTTTAATTTATATGGTTGGTGGAATCAATATGATTTTATGCCTGGTATGTATGTAGAAATAGAAGATGAAATAATAGAAGAAAATAAGAAGAAAGTTAAGAAAGTAAAATTTAAGGGATTGATTGGTATATATAGACCTTATGTAGCGACAACTCAAGCTCCTAATATTAGCACCTATAACTTTAATAATCATACTGAATCAGATAGTAAGTCAAGAAGATTAACATTTGTATCAATCGGCGTTGACAATAATGAATTTTACGATTGTGTATTATGGGGATTATATAAATTAGGAAATTCAAATGTAATTACTGGTAGTGGAATATATCACTTCAATGATGTATCGCCATGGATAGAAGTTAAGAAGTTTAAAGTAAATTAGTTAAAGATTAGTGAGCTAGTTAAAGATAAACTAGTTAAATATTAATAATTTATTTTTAGCTAATTAAAATATAAAATATTATATACATGGAAATGGAATTACCTTATGTTATTGTTGTTGGTGCTTCTTCTGGAATAGTTTTTGCGTCAGCAACATTTATTATTTTACTTAATTTTAAGAGAATATTTGGATGTTGTTTAAAAAAAGAGATTAAAATACAAACTATTGAGAATCCGGTTAATTCTGTGAATGAATGGAAATAATTTATTTTATATTAAATATAATATTTTGGTATTATATTAAATTTATACTTTTGCTTGTTCCTTTTCATTTGGAATGCGCAAAAGCAAATTCAGTTTTTAACTGAATATACTTTTGCTTGTATTTTAAATACTTTGCTTTAAATTTATTATCTAATATATTAGATTTCTTTATACTTCCACCTGCTCGTGCTACTGTATCTGGAATAAAATATTTTTCTGCATCTGCTGAATGTTCAATTTGTATTAAATCACTATTATGAAATGAGTCTCTATATTTAATATAAGTCGCATGATCAATATGTCCTTTATTTATTAATATTCCTAATTCTTCAGGATACAAATAAGATTTACATTTACCATCTTGAATTTCAAATGGAAAAAGAACACATTTACCAAAATTTTCTTGATCTATTTGAGAAATAGTTGAATTAAAACTGTTCATAAAACTTTCTAATGATATATTTTGATGTTCTTTTATTTGATATCTATTATCAATTGTAAATTCTCTATGTCTAAATTTAATAAAATTTTCATGTGTATCGAAATCTACTGGATCAAGTGGTGAAGCATATTCTTTTGGATCTTTAGATGTGCCATCGGCATTTTTTAGTTCAGGATATGTAATTATTTGTGGCATTAATTCATAATCTAGAACATCATTCATTTTTCTCATATTTGGTATTCTTTTAATTTTTCCAAGTGGTGGATATAATACTTTCATATCAATATTTGGAAACATTGATGTATCTACGGGTAAAAATGTTTTACGGGTTTTAATGTCTGTTATAACTCTATTTAAATCTCCAGCAGGTATCTGATTAAATATAACATTTGCTCCAGCTAATGTTATTTGTTGCATAGCTTGAGCATATGTAAAAGGAGATACAGTTCCATCTCTGGGTTGTATTTCTTGAATTTTTTGTATAATTTTATAAATTCTATAATACTTTAATTGAAAACCATATGGACAAACAAAATAATCGTGTATAATTTTTGCTTCAGTTCCAGGTTTGAATCTAATAGGATATTCCATGGGTGGTCTATCAGTCATACCACCATATGTAGTTCCACATATACTACACATATGACAAATATTTTTTGTTTGCATTTCAAAACCATGATCAGGAATTGTACGTAATAAATTATTCCAATATGGAACTATTCCTCCTGTATATATATCTTTTGAAAAATCTTCAAGACACATATGTTGTATGTGATAACAACCGCCTTTACGTTCAACTGGAATTAAACAAGCTGGACAAGGAGTAAGATCATTTTTTGATCTAAATATATTATCATCCGAATGTGCTTTATCTAAATATATTGAATCAAATAAATATTCAAGATGTTCCTTTGTAACACCTTTCCATTTTTGACTTAATGCATCTTCAAGACTAATACCAGATGAATTTTTTACAATTAATGCGTATTTAGTTTCTTTAGATAAATCTATAGCAGTTCGTCCATATCTATTTGGTATAAATGGAACAATCTTTGGGTGACTACACAATAATGCTATAATTGTTTCATCCTTTTTTCTTAACGCATAATGTAAAGCAGTATCACCATCTTTATCAACGGCATTAATATTTATATCTTTATCTAATAGTTTTTGTATGTAATCAAAATTACCTATTTCAATAGCATTCATCAATAAATTTTCACCATATTTCGAAAATTGATCAATAAAAAAGTTTGGATTATTAATAAGAAGATTGAATATTTCTAAATTATTAATTATAGTAGGAACTGTTTTTTTATAATTTAAACTACATTCATTTATGTTTGCCCCATATTCAAGTAATAATTTAATCAATACAATACTCTCTTTTTTATAAGTTGCTATATATAATGGAGTAAAACCATCATTATCACGAACATTTATATCTGCTTTATATTTAAGTAATAATATAATTATTTCTGGATTACCAACCCAAAATGCTGATAATAATGGAGTACTACCATATTGATTACGAACATTTACATCAGCTTTAAATTCAAGTAATAATTTAACAATCTCTAAATTATCTTTTGAACATGCTATTAGTAATGGTGTATTTCCTTCCTTACTTTTAACATTTACATCAGCTTTAAATTCAAGTAATAATTTAATAATCTCTAAATTGTCTTTTGAACATGCTAATAGTAATGGAGCAATGCTGTCCTTATTTTGAAAATTTACATCAGCTTTAAATTCAAGTAATAATTTAACAATCTCTAAATTATTTTTTGAGCATGCATATATTAATGGAGTAATGCCTTCCTTATTTGGAACATTTACATCAGCCTTATATTCAAGTAATAATTTAACCATCTTTAAATTATCTTTTGAGCATGCATATATTAATGGAGTAATACCATCCTTATTTGAAACATTTACATCAGCCTTATATTCAAGTAATAATTTAACAATCTCTAAATTATCTTTTGAGCATGCATATATTAATGGAGTAATACCATCCTTATTTGAAACATTTACATCAGCCTTATATTCAAGTAATAATTTAACAATCTCTAAATTACCAGAGTAACATGCAAATAGTAATGGTGATTTACCATCCTTATCAAGAACATTTACATCAGCCTTAGATTCAAGTAATAATTTAACAATCTCTAAATTACCTTTTAAACATGCTATTTGTAATGGTGTACTACCAACCTTATTAGAAAGATTAACAGTAACAGCACGTTTAAGTAATAATTTAACAATATCTAAGTTACCATGTGAACATGCTATTAGTAATGGTGTATTACCATCCTTATTAGAAAGGTTAGCATTAACATCACGTTCAAGTAATAATTGAACAGCTTCTGTATTATTGCTAATACATGCTACATGTAAGGCTGTATTACTATTCACATCATCAAGAATATGAACATTTGGGTTATTTTCTAATACAATTTTAAACTTATTTATGTTTTTATAGAGATTTGTGTCAAGTAATAGTTTACTAAAATTGAATTTATCAATTAAATATTTCCCCACATTTTCATCACAATTTATAAATCCACTATAATGATTGTCCACTTCAGTTGCTCCATATTGAATTAATAATTTAATTATATCTAAATTACAATTACGAATAGCCAAACGAAGTGGACTATCATTATATTTTTGAGGAATATGTCTAATAATATTTGGATTAGCTCCTTTTTTAAGAAGTGCATTAACAATTTCTACGTTATTCTTTTCACAGGCAGAATAAAGAGGGGTGCGACCACTTTCTTTCTCAACATTTATATTAACACCTTTTGCAAGCAATAATTCTACAACTGGTAATTGATTATGTAAACTTGCTAAATGAAGAGGTGTAGTACCATCTGTCATTCTTGCTTCTAATTCAGCACCATTATCTATTAAAAGTTTTACTATTTCTATATGACCTTTTTTAGAAGCTAAATGTAAAGGTTTTATTTTTTGTTTAGAATCATCATTTAATACCTCATTTACTAAATGTGGGAACCTGCCAATAAGAATCCCAACACTTTTTATATCATTATCTTTTATATCATCAACAAACTTGCCTCCAGATTGATTAAATATTTCTGTATTCATTAATATATAAAATTATAAATATTTTAATCTATAATAAATTATTTTATTAAATATAATATGAATAAGATAACATCAAAGAAAACATCTAAGAAACCATCTAAGAAACAATCAAAAAAACTCTGTTGTGTCGCAAATAAAGATGATAAAAAATGTGTTAGAAAGTCTGATAAGAAAGAATTTAATATAGAAAAAAGAAGATTTTCAAAGAAGACATGTTTAACAAAGCCTATAAAAGGATTTACAATGAAATCAAGTTGTGCTCCTTATAAAGACTGTAAGAAATAATTAAAAATAAAGATATTTCATATCTTTATTTTTTGATAGCATATCCCTTCGGGCTATGCTATCTTTGGCAAATTTTTATTTTATATCTTTTATATGCTACTTAGATATGATATTAAAAAAATAGTTTTTAGCAATAAATAAAATTAATTCTTAATTAAAAAAACATTAGTTTTATCCGCAAGTATAATAATAATTTTTATTTTATTTTTAATCTCAATATATATTATATAAATGGATTTTAAGCAAAAGTATTTAAAGTATAAAGAAAAGTATTTAAATTTAAAAGAACAAATAGGTGGGTCAATTCTTAAAAATATTCCAGAAGCTGAAAGAACACTCGAAATATGTTTAGAAGCTGTAAAAAAATTCGGACATGATATTCAATATGTTCCTGAAGATAAAAAAACTCCTGAAATATGTTTAGCAGCTGTTAGAGAAAATGGAACCGCGATTAGATATATTCCATTAAATAAAATAACACCAGAACTATGTTTATCAGCTGTCAGAAATATCGGCCTAGCACTAACATATATACCCGAAGGTGAAAAAACATATGAAATATGTTTAGTTGCTGTTAAACAATTTGGAAATGCACTTAAATTTGTTCCTAAAGAAAAAAAAACACTTGAATTATGTTTAGCAGCTGTTAGAAATTCGGGCAGCGCACTAATATTTGTTCCAGAAGATAAAAAAACACCTGAAATATGTTTAGAAGCAGTAAAAAATTTTGGATACATACTTAACAAAGTTCCAGAAGATAAAAAAACACCTGAATTATGTTTAGTTGCTGTTAAACAAGATGGATCCGCACTACAATTTGTTCCAGAAAATAAAAAAACACTTGAATTATGTTTAGAAGCTGTTAAAAATGTTGGATACGCACTTCAATATGTTCCAGATGATAAAAAAACACCTGAAATATGTTTAGAAGCTGTTAAACAAAGTACACTTGCTCTTAGATATGTTCCAGAAGCAAAAAGAACACCTGAAATGTATTCAATCCTAGAACAAAAAAAAAAGAGAACTGTATCATATCCTGATAATATAGTAAAAGAAGCAATCCCAATTCCTAATGAGAAAAGCACAACGTCTGGAATAAAATATTAATAAAGATATATTAATAAAGATTATATTAAGATTGATAGTTATGTTTTCTTTATGGTTAAAATTTTTATTGGTAAATAACTATGATATTAAAAATAAGAATATATTAATAAAAATTTTATAATTTGATTAAAATAAAGATATTTCATATCTTTATTTTTTGATAGCATATCCCTTCGGAATATGCTATCTTCGGCATTTTTTCCCTAAATTTTAACATGCTACTTAGATATGATATTTAAAAAATTGAAATATAATATTTATTATAATTCAATATTAATAATAACAACTAAAATGAGTTCATTGAAACAAAATGATATTGTACTCATTACTGGAGCCTCAAGCGACGATCCAGCTGATTCTGCTTATATAAACTTATTTGGAAAAATTAAAGAAAAAAAATTAAAAAATGTAGAAGTATTTATTGACATACAAGGAAAAACAGCAAAGTATGATTCAATTTATTTAAAAAAAATAGTAGATCAAAAGTTAGGAGAAACAGTGTTTATGTTACAAAGTCTAACATCAGATCATTTAAAAAACGCATTACAGTTTTGTACATTTACAGATTTATTTAATATGTATTGTTTAGGGAATCCATATATTAACGATGCTTTTAATGGAAGAGAAGGTATTAAAATAGATTTTAGAAATGATTATAGAGATGATAAATTAAGAATATTTCCTAAATACAAACAATTTTATAGTACACAAAATAGAATTTCTATTGTATTTGATGAATTAATAAATTTACAAAAGATAGAATTTGAAAGAGAGTTTAACCAAAAATTAGGTAAATCACTACATGGATTAAATAATTTAAAAGAGATACATTTTGGATATGATTTTAATAAACCATTAGAAGATTCGTTAAATGGTTTAGAAAATTTACAAAAGTTATATTTAGGGGGTCGTTTTAATCAACCATTAGAAGATTCGTTAAATAGTTTAGAAGATTTACAAGAGTTATATTTTGGATGTTATTTTAATCAACCATTAGAAGATTCATTACGTGGTTTAGATAATTTAAGAATTTTAGATTTGGGTATGTGTTTTGATATCTCATTAAATGATTCGTTACATGGATTAAATTTACAAGAGTTATATTTATCATACTATTTTAATCAACCATTAGAAGATTCATTATATTATTTACATTCTTTAAAAATTTTAAGATTTGGATTTGAATTTAATCAACCATTAGAAGATTCATTATATGAGTTAATTAACTTAGAAGAATTACATTTTAATGGTATATTTAATCAGCCATTAAAAGATACATTACATTATTGCTGGAATTTAAAAATTTTAAAAATTGGAGTTTATTTTGATCCAAAAATTGACCGAGAAAAAGAAGAAAAACGCTATGCTAGTGATTGTTATGATAATGGTGGAGAAACATTATCATTTGATTCATTTAAAAATTGTAAAAGTTTAGAAACTATAACATTTCCAGATTATTTTGAAGGATCATTAAGTGTCTCATTAGTGAATGATTTTAAAAATCATGATATTAATATTAATTTTTTTTATTGTCAATGGTGATTTTACTCATTATTAAATCAAGTTATGTGCCTTATAAAGATTGTTATAAATAATTAAATAAAAATAAAGATATTTCATATCTTTATTTTTTGATAGCAATCCCTTCGGGATATGCTATCTTCGGCGAATTTTTATTTTATGTTTTCAATATGATACTTAGATATGATATTAAAAAATTGATTTATTAAAAGCTTATTTAGTAATTATCTTTATTTATAAACATAGAATAATTAAAAATGTCAGGTTTTGATAAACCCAATTCAGTGCCGGATGCTATCCGTAAATTCCTTGGCCTAAAAGACGATGTAGAGCTTCCCATAACTGAAGTAGTCAATCAGATTTATACCTATGTAAGAGAAAAGAACCTTCGCGATAAGGAGGATCGTCGTATAATTCATCC